CCGTAAACTCTGATGAGTGCCAAGGGTGGGTTGGCTCCGATCATACAGGTCGACAATGGGGAAAGACAGGTCAGGTTAATCTTCCAAGTTGTTCCCATGCTTGGCGTAGTCGCCCCAATCTCGGCGTACGAGTACGGGTGCGTAAAGGGCAGTTGCAAGACCACCTGGTTCGATTCCGTCATGTCCAACGACCCGTAGTGGTCCACCTGCATGCAATTCTCCGCTACCAGATCGTAGTTATACTGCACCACACTGGTTGAGTCGTAATTCACGGGTAGGGCTGAAATAACATAACGACCATACACCCCTGGCTGGGTCGTAACGACGCACATCACCTGAAAAGTGCCTCTAATATAGTAGAAATTGGACAGCTTACGTGCCACAGCAGCGTCTGCCAGGTACAAAGCAATAGGAAAGACGTCTGCTCCTGGGACGAGGGTCGCGTTTGTCGAGGCGATTGCGAGGGTGGTGAGTAGTGTCGGTCGTTGCAGGAACGCAAGGACTCCCGAATCATCTCGGATTGTAACTGGTTGAGAGACCGCGATCGTGTTTGATCCCGAGTTCTCTCCCGCAGTGTCAAAGGTGGTGATAGCACCGGTCGCAGGGACCGGTGCTGGACCGTCAACTGGGGACGGTTTGGCTAAACTGATGTCAGACATAGTTAAAGTAGAGGGAGGTAACAGACCTCCCGGACTGGGCTCGAAGCCACCTTGGTATTGGAAACTACTATTAACCTTTGGTCTGGTAGTAGTTGCCTCCGTCCAAGATCGGAACTTGTTTTCCCGCAGGAGATCCAAGTAAAAGTCAAAAGTGTGCTCTTCATAGTTGGGATTCCCATCCAAACCGTGCTTAAAAGCTACTTTCTCCAACAGTCCCGTCAACCCAGTAAAGTACTGACGACCGTGCAGTACAGACTCACGACGGACCATCGTAAGAACCACTGCGCCGTGGTCCTTGTCACTCAGACTCGATGGTTTCTGCACTGTCAACATGCGCACAAGTGTTGCCTCCGCCAAGGGGAACACAAATTGACCAATCTCCTCTTCCCAGCGTGGGGTACGCTTAAGAAAGGATACCTCTACAAACGGCCGGGGTGTTGCTGCTCCCTCTTGCTTGGTCTCTGAGGTCATCTCGAACCCTGTGAGAGGCTTCCAACGCTCGTACCAATCCGGAGGCAGGTTATTCCGAGCTGCCAACAGATTGTCGTCCCCATAGACAGCCAAAGCGCAATCCCTCCGGAAAGTCAGCCCCTCTATCTTTGGCGGGATGGGTTTTGTTTTTAGATTCCGATACCACTCGCGGACTATCTCCATGTCTCCCTTGAAGGGATAGCAGTCATAGTACACGACTCTCGTCAACACGGAAAGGACCCAACCGTTGAACTCCACCGTGAAGTCCCCGCCTGAGGGGTTTTGCTCCGTATTGAAGAGATCGTTCTTTATACTGTATGCCAGAACCTGCATGGCACAGATCAAGCGCACCATCTTGTCGGGGTCCGCGCCGGTGACAAACGCTAGTACCCGACCCACACAGCGCAGGATCTCGAAAGCACTACCGGAAAAGGCCTTGTCCATGGCGCGAACATCGCCCCCATAGATCTTGTCAAGAGCATCGCCTACTCTACTGAGAAATCTCTTAATCTTCAGGGCATCCATGCTACTCATATCAATACCTACCATGCTTTCGAAGAACTCGGGATTGTCCCTGCAGAATGCTTTTAGACCAGCTCCTATTTCCTTCATCACCAGGTTAAGACCTGCCGGGAGAACAACAAACGCTCGTGGCATCTTTGGAATTCCTTCCTCAGACACCTTAATAGGCTCGTCCTTAAGGGTGACCAGGGCTAGACATTGGGGTATGCCGTACTCAAGGATCTTGTGCAGGTCCTCCATTTGGTCCGCCAACTCTGGAGACATTATAACCTCGTCGTCTAATCTGGCCACGTATCTGTTTTTAGGTTCGCAGTACGGTGGTCCCACCGAAGTATGGATGTTGACCGAGTTGATTGTTGACCCCGGAATCCCCATCACCGCCTCATACCGACTAATCGGCCTGTAACCTTCGCAATCCAGGTCTTCAACCCCGGACAGAAAGTCGAAACAAGCTAGTTGCAGAAGATCCGGGGTGATCTTTAGCGTGTTCCGAGCCTTAAACGAATTGGTGTACGGAGACACCCAAAACTGACCCTCAGTGTGGCCTACAAAGGAGGGTGCAGTGTAGTAGGCCCGGCCCAAAACGCGCGTCTGCAGGTCGAGGAAATCATCTCTAAAGAGAGTGTCCCTACACTTACTCTTCAAAGACGAGCCTGCAAGAGGAGGGGTCATACTTCCCATGCAGTGGACCTCCGCACCTTGGTTGAGCGAAGCCCACACCTCTGAC